AAACTGGCTATACCTTGCATCACGTTCCCTTTACATAATGTATGATGCAGGATAGCTAAACCTGTAATGAGCTAAACCCATCATACTCAAAAAATAGTTAAACTGCAAGTCAAGTCACAATTTTAACTGTGCCACTATCATTAAATAAAGCTCCTGTTTCTAAACCGCTAGAAGATGTGGGTAGATCAGTGAGCGTAATCTTTGTGCCACGCATCTCTCCAGGATTTCTTTCTTGCGATATAAAAACTTCCAAAGCTCTAATTAAATCAATCATAAAAGTTTGATTATATTCTTCAGGAGCAGTGGGTAGTCTTGGGGGAACATTACCTACGTTTGCCATTACCTTTTTCCATCTTGTTTTAAATCAACTCTTGGGGAACCAATCTTCCAACGAACACCAACAGCCGTAGAATCAACTCGTATTGCAAAAGATCTTCCTCTTAATCGTACATTTAATACATTTGTAAATTGTTCTACAGGAGTAGTTGCTGTTCTTGTAGTATCTGCTGATTGAGTTTGTAAATAGTCCCCTCCAGGAGCATTTCTTGCTTTTAAAGTAAAACTTACGCTGGGTGAACTTGCACTTGACCCCTCGAACGTAAAATCAGGAATAACTCGTCTGATAAAACTAAATTGGTTTCCATCTCCAATATCCATTTGACTTGATTCAATGAAAGAAGTCATTCCAGAACCATCATCATCTTCACCAAACTCATGATTAAATAAATAATTTGAACTTGCCGCTAAAGGATAAGTTCGTAGTCCACGGTCAAGCCATGCAGTTCTACTAAGTGAACCAAAATACCAAACTCGTTCTAGATAATTATATACAACATACTTATCATTTTCACCTGTGCCTCCGTTACTAACAGAGTTAGTTAAAGAGGGGTAAAACCAAAAAACCTCACCCCATTGAGAATTGACTCCTGCCACTACCTTTTGTTGTTGATCATAATCAAAATCTAAAAAAACTTTATCTCTAACAGTGCATGGAATAGCTTGTGTTTGACCTGAGTAAATATAAAAATTATCATTACCCATCCATAAAACATTGTCTTCTACTGCAACAGCAGATTTTGCAGAGGCAATAGTTATATTAGAAGATAATAATGAAATACCAAAAGTAAACGGAGGACCTATAAATCTTAAGGAATGCAAAGATGTGTCTGTGTAAACAAGTATTTCTCTTTTAGTTTCTACAGCTTGTACAAATTTAGAGCCAGAACCCAGTCTTAAATCTCCAGCAGTATTTGTTGCTAATGGATACCATACTAAAGGATTCTCTTGATCGGAAAAACGTATTAACAGTGGGTCTTGTGTACCGTCACCATCATCAGCAGTGCTACTAGAATTTAACCCATCACAACCAAACGCAATAACATGACGATCAATATCTGAGACCATGACTTGTTTAGCGATTGTTGGGATGCTTGTTTTTGTACCTGATAAAGTGTTTAATAAAACAGCTCGTGTATTTAAATTATTTGTTCTATCCCAATAATATACTGCACCATCAACTGGATTTATAATTAAGTCTTCCCCAAAATTATCATGTGACCATGTTCTAAGCTCTGAAGAAGTAGTTACACTCGAAGCTGAACCCCAACCATCTGCTCCCCAACCTCCTGCTCCCCAACCAGTACCACCAACTTGTGTGTCTAATCCAACAGATATTTGATAAGCCCCCACAACAGAGCCTCCACCATTGCCAGTGTCAGAACTATTTGCCGCAACAGCAGATGTAATTGTATAGGTGTTAGCAGAAGGGACAGAAACTATTTGATACTCTTGATTCAAAACAGTTGCGGTAATTACGCCACCAAGAGAAACAGCTCCAGAAAAAGTCACAAAATCATTTTCTTGTGCATCATGAGCAGTATCTGTAACTGTTATAGTTGTTGATCCATTAGTTGCAGAAAAAGTCACATCTCCAGCGGACGTTGTCGAACGTATTGGGGTAATATCATTATATTGCCCACCTTCTTCTATGTAATATTTTAAATGCGTTCCAACACCTAGATAATTTGAGCCATCTAAAGCTACCCAGTTGTGTAAACGTCTTGCCGTTCCTAGATAAGTGTTGGAACTATACTTAGCCCAACCACCTAATTTTTGAGGCACACCAAAGTTAAATCTTATTTTGTCACAATCAAACCAACCACCTTCATTAGAATATGAAGTAGTTTCTGTATTTATTCCAGGACGAAATTGTAATTTTGTTAAAGGCATTTTAACTCGTAGCACTAGGGTTTAATGAACGACCTATTTCATACATATTAGTTCCATCACTTAAAAATACTAAAATATCTCTAGCACTCGCTGTAGTTGTTAAAGTAGGAACAGCCGTTGCAAATTTATATGTGCTGTTAAAAGTAACAGTGCGACTACCAGTACCGTCTTGTACTATTGTCAAAACATAAACACCTCCCGCAACTTGATTAGTGGCCGCACCTAATGTTCTGTTAGCAGTTATTGTTACTTTTGTAACTTGATTAGCACTTGCATCCCAAGCAATGGTGCTTGCATCTGTCAAAGTAGTTTCGTTAAAATTTTGTGTAGCTGTAAATTCTTGTGCTGTAGCCAATAAAGCAGGAGTACCACTGTTCAGTGTCCCTGTAATTGTTAAGTTGCGTATGCCACTTGTATCTTTGTTTGAGTCTACAACAACAGCTTTAGAAGCGGCTACCGTTCCTGCTGTAGTATCAACATAGTTAAGCTCGTCTGTTGTAGCAGTAACACCATCTAATAGATTGAGTTCTGTATTTGTAGCAGTAACACCATCTAATATGTTTAACTCTGCCGCAGTAGATGTTATGGCTGTACCTCCTAACCCAATACTTAGTAGGTTGGTAAAATCACTTACTACAGCGCCTGATCCTGCTCCATCTGCATATATAATTTTTGCAGAACCTGTAGTAATACTAACACTAGCTCCTGAACCTTGACTGAAAGTAGCTGTTTGCCCTGAGTTATTATATACAAAATATAATTTATCTGCGGTGTTTGGTGAGATAGTTATAGTATTCGTGCCACTGGGAGAACCACCTAACACTAAGACTTTAAACATACCATCAGACAAAGAACCCTCACTAGTAGTTAAAGTATGTGTTGTACCCGATAAAGTTATTGCACCAACACCGTTTAAAGCACGATCAATTATATCAAAATTAGTATTTGTTGTTGTTCCCCACGTACCAGATTGTTCACCTGTAGCTGGTTTTTCAATGCCTGTATTTGTTGTATATGAACTTGCCATTATGCCGCTTTCTCTTTCCAGTCAGGTGTTTGGTTGGGTGAAGATTCAGAGTAACTTGGTGTTTGACTCGGTGAAACGTCACTGTAACTAGCAGTAACTCCTGTTGTTACGTTTGAATAACTTGGTGTTTGACTAACAGTAACTCCTGAATAATTTGGTGTCTGACTTACATCTATATCTTGATATATAAGTACAATACCAACTTTAGCTTCTATTGACAATCCTGTAAGACTTACAACACATGATCCTGTAAGAACAGTACCACCTATTTGACCTGTGATTTGCTGACCTGTAACACTGACAGGAGTAATTAATTCTACAGAAGCATTACCAAGAGCTGTTGTCCCTGCTACACCTGTCAGGGTAACTGAACTTGTGCCAGTTTCTTCTGTGTTACCCAAACCAGTAGTGACTGTGTTACCTGTAACTGGAATAACGATAGAGTTTAATATACTAACTGAACCAAGGCTAGAAGTAGCACTTACACCAGTGACTGCAAGTGTGACAGATGTTATAACTGTCTCATCACCAAGGCTAGAAGTAGCACTTACACCCGAAACAGATACTACAGTATTTTTTTCAGCCACAATCGTTGGAGTACCTAATCCTGTAGTTCCAGTTACCCCAGACGCTGTTACATTAGATGTACCAGATAAAGTTAAAGTCCCTACTGAAGTTGTAGCAATAACTCCTGTTACAGCTACATTTACATTTTGTGTTGCTACAACGACCACATCACCAAGACTACTACTTAATTGAGATGATGTTACATCAACAGATGTTCCTAGCCCAAGTGAGACACTACCCAATTCTCCAGTGCCAAAAACTCCATTTAAAGAAACAAGACTTGCTCCCGTCAGAGTTACACTTCCAATAGTTGCTGTGGCTTGGAAACCTGAAACACCAACTGAGATGTTTCCTTGAGCGGCTATTGATATGACACCAAGAGTAGCAGTACCAAAAACTCCTGTAACTGCCACAATCGGATTTTGCGTTGTTACAATTGTTTCATCGCCAAGGGCAGATGTACCAAAAACTCCTGTAACTGCGACTGTTACATTTGCTACAACTGTCTCATTACCAAGAGTAGATGTGGCACTAACTCCTGTAACACTAAAAGATACATTTTCTGTGGTAGATACTGTTTCATCGCCAAGGGTAGATGTACCAACAAATCCTGTAACACTAAAAGATACATTTTCTGTGGTAGATACTGTCTCGTCACCAAGGGTAGATGCGGCACTGACACCTGTAACTGCGACTGTAACATTTTCGGTAGTTGATACTGTCTCGTCACCAAGAGAAGTAGTTCCACTAACTCCTGTAACCGCTACAGTCACATTTTCCGTTGCTACAACCGTTTCGTCACCAAGAGAAGTAGTTCCACTAACTCCTGTAACCGCTATAGTTAGATTCTGTGTTGTTACAACCGTTTCGTCACCAAGGGCAGTGGTTCCACTCACTCCTGTGACTGCTATAGTTAGATTCTGTGTTGTTACAACTGTCTCATTGCCTAATGCAGATGTAGCACTGACTCCTGTTACCGAGACACTTACACTGACAGAGCTTCCTGCGGCTGGTATAATTGGATAAAAACTATTACTTGATACTGTAGTAGTTTTGTAAAATCCGTTAGCTGAGACTAAAGGTGATGGCATTGTTTATTTCTTTATTAATTTTTATAAAGGATCCGGCCAGTTATTTATAGGGGCATTACCTGTAGGATTACCATCGCTGTCTACAGGAACATTCCATAGTGCTACAAATGCAGTATGGTCTGCCGCATTTGTAATAGAAGTTTCAATGTTAGCACAAGCTGTTCTTACAGCGGCACGGTAAGTTGTTACATTAGATGGTACTGCTGTATCTGTTTCTGCTTTACGCACTACATACCAATCTGTAGATGATAGCAACGACCCAGCTATATTTTTTGTATTAGTTATCCAAGTTGTTTTTAAATCTGCTACGTTTTTAGGGTTACCAGCAGACCAGTAAAAACGTTGGTCATACCATTGTGGGTCATCTTCCCAAACCAAACCTACCGCTTTCTTTTCTGCATCAGTTGTAAGTGCTAACCAATTACTAGGATATTGATTACCTTTGTCATCTGTCCAAGCCCTTCCTGACTTTATTACTTTGTTGTTATATTTCCACATGATTTACTCCTATCTCGCATTCGCGTATTTGAAAGGCATCTCTGCAAATGCCAAGTAAACATAAGTGCTTCCAGAACCATTCATAGCTGTACCAGTTAATCGTAATTTAAAACCGTTTGATAAAAAATCTAATGAAAAACCAGTTGTTTCTGCATCAGTTGTACTTGCTCTTAAACCTTTATCGGCCAAGTTATCAACGTCTCTAGTAGCATCAATAATAGCCCAATTATTGCCTGAACTACTAGATTGTTTTATTAAAACCCAAGCAGGACGGAAACCTGTATATACAAACGTACCATCAGCCGCTCCGTTTCCTACGTATGAGCTAACTTTACTATAACCTTCAACTGAGTGGAAGCAGTAGGCAATGTAAGTACCAGAAGACGCATTTGTGTTAGAACTAGTGCCTACCGAAAACACAGAAGATGTAGGGTCTGTACTGTTCCAAATATTAGTGCCAACAGCCTGTGCGCTTGTGAAATTTAACCATAAATAGTAAGAGGCATTTGTTAAACCAGTGTGATAAACAGCCCAATTAGTTCCTGATGTGTCACGTCTTTTGACAATCACCATTTCTGGTGCGCTACTTAATCCATGACCAATAGTAGCATTTGAACCAGTGCCAGTATAACTAACAATACTAAATCCTGCTTCTGTATTAGCTGATACTGAACTAGTGGTGCTTCCGTTTGTGTTGCTAGATGCTGTGCCACCAGCTAACCAATTCCAAGAGACATAAGTATTTGATGTTTGATTGTAAGCTAACCGATTTGCACCATCATCTATATTGAAACCTGTCGCAAAATCAAAGGCTATTCCATCAGTTGCTGTGCTTTCCGCACCCGTTGAACTAGAAAACAAACAAGCGTGTTCCCCTGCTATTATATTATATAATCTATGGTGATTGCCAGATGAATTTCTATGTTTTACCCATATAAAATCACTCTTAAAACCAACCTCTATATTTCTATCTGCGCTGTCACCAGTATAAAGCACCGTATTAAAGTAATCTTCTGAAAGGTCATCGTTCAAAGGTGTGATGGATGGCTCTGCTATGTTCTGCGTACACATCGCTAAAAACCCAGAAGGTACAGAATGATGAAAAGCTCCTATTCCATTTCCATCTGTATTTGAAGCAACTGATTCGGCTCCTGCAAAAGTACTGTCTTGACCAGAATTTAATGTGTAAGCAGAAGAATTACCGCTAGATGTAGTTCCATTAATAGCATAAATTAAAAAATCATCCGTAGCTAAAGTTGCTTCGGATATTGTGCCTTGACTTACCCCATTCTTGAAAAATTGTATTGTTCCTGCTACCCCATCAATAGCCATTCCTATAACATCACCAGCAGTGTATGTAGCCCATGAAACTCCTTGGTCTACTTCAAACTTAAATGCATTTCCTGCAAAACCATAATATATGGCAAAATCCTGGGCATAAGGATATGCCCTAGTTCCAGCATAATCGCTTCTTGCTACCCCTATAGAAGTGCCGTTACCCACTACGTCTACTCGTACTTCACAATAAAACTTTTGTCCTTTTGTGGACATTGTGCCAGTTAAAACTCCTGTCTGTGCAACTGCTGACGTTGCTTTAAGGTTGCCTTCACTTAAAGTAAAATCATCCAAAACAAGAGAATTAAAAGTTGCAAAATTATTAGTCGGGCTATCTGGGACAACATCATGCGTTGACAGGCCAGTTGCAGTCCAATCATTATTTTGACCACTTGTATCATTACCAATGTCACTGCTATCGCCAAACTGCAATCTAAAACCATTAGTTCCAAAGGTTAAACCGCTTGTATTTTTTGGTATCCAAACGCCTGATTTAGTTTCACCAAAATTAGAAGGAGCCAACGCTTGCCCATCAATGAAGTTAAAATCAGCAAGATACGCATCTAAATAGCTTGAATCATATCCACTAAGTCTTCCAATGGTATGATTTTTATTATTGTTAAGTCTAAGTGTTTCATAACCAGATGTTGGCAATCCACTATTTTGTGTGAAATAATCTGTTTGCTCAACACCGTTTGAATAAATTTTGATTCTATCTGCCGCAGTTGATTGACTACTATCATAAATAATTACAAAATGATACCATGCGCTAGGATCTCTAAACACTGCATTTGTATATTTGTTAAACACATTGCCATTTACAGAAAAACCAATTTGGTCACTTGTGTTAAAAAGAACACCTCCATCTACGTTTACACCATCATTAGCACCGAATATATATTGAGAAGCTCCAGAAGCTCCATAACCGCTAGCGGTCATGCCTCTTTTTATCCAAAAACTTATTGTGTATAAATCTCTGTCTCCTGCTGAAAATGTCTGTGTTAGGTATGATGTACTACCATCTAAACGCAAAGAGTTATTCACATCAAAATTATAAAACCCTGTTGTTTGTTGACTGCCTGCCGCTATGCTAAGTAAACTGCTCAATTAAAATTCCTTACTACGTATAAGTCTCTATAGCGATATTTGTTATATATAACTGCTCAATATCTGTATCATCTGCAAAATCAATTTTAAGAATTAAAAATATAGAATTAAGCTCATCTCCACTACTTGGAACAGTTGTTATGTTTGTTGTTACTGTTGTTGGTGATGCTGTATTTGTAGATGTAATTGTAAATGCACCATTTCCATGATCTGTTCCATCAGATTCACTGCTATCTCTATGTATATAGTAAATAGTTCCAGATGCTGTTCCATAATTAGCACTTTTCGCCGCTGACATTGTCACTCGTAAATTATTAGAACCAGCCGTATAGGTTGGGGTTTGTAATTCCAATGGTAGCAAACCAAATTGATGTGAACCAACTGTGCCACTGTGTTGTACTACTAGACAGTCAACAGAAGAGATAGTGTCGTTGTAGCATAAAACCCCTCCTTTAAACCCAGTGTCGGACGCAAGTAACATAATAGGCTTTCCATCATAATCATTGTGTTCAAAATTTATGGTACCTACAATCGGATTTGCATTTGTATATGTTTGGCTTGCACTTACGAGTAAATTACTTACGGTAGTTTTATAATTAGAACCACCACAGTTTAGTTCTGGTGAAGATACAGATTCTCCAAAATTACTTGGTGATAAAACCAAAGCTGAAGCAAGGGTTGTGGAAAGACTTGCTGGAGATAGATTTGCTAATAAACCATCTACCCCAGACACATTCGGCTCAAAATGTGGATAACTGCTATGACTATAAAAAGAGTTATCACCAGTTAAAAAACCTAGTCCAGGAATTGAAACAGTGGCACCATCTGGTATAGTTGGTTTTGATGTACCTTCAGTAGCGTGGTCACCAAAAGTTAGTGTAGGAGAACCATCATTCTGACTTCTTACAAAAAATACTGTACCATCTTGTATAGTTGGAGTTGCTACTAAATCACTATTAAAATTAATTATATGATAGCCATTTGACGTAAGTTTTCGGTATCTACCACAAAAAACAGAACCAACAAACATATCCATATTAGCACGAATAGTAGAGTGTACAGTTACTCCATTATAAGCAGTAATAGAACTCTGAACGGAATGAAGGTTTATATAAACATTTCCTCTGTTGCTAAAATATTTATAGTTGTAAGTTACGCCCTCAATTAATGCATCTATTTTATAAGTTCTGTCATTATTTGAAGTACTGTAATAAACTGCGGCTCCTAGATTGATGTAATTAAAATAGAGTCCGCTTGCAAACCAAGTACCGATTCCATTATCATTTGAGGAATGAGGTGTTCCATTTGTTGAGTTATCACCCATCAAACAAAAATATTGCAGATAACACAATCCCAAGGCAATATGACATTTCCGCCAATCTTGAATTGCTTTACCAAAATTTGAAGTACTATCATCGAACCAATAATTCCTGTTTGAACTGCTAGTTGACTTACTTCCATCAAACACCCACAAAGAAATACCGTTTTGTGTTGTCTCAGAATCCCACCCTGATGTGAGCAAAACTTCCAAAGATGTATCCAATAAAAAGTAATAATGAGAGTCAGTCGTATTCGTTGTGCTATCCCCTGACCAGAGATACGCTGATTTTAATTGATAAATATGTTTTGGTGTGCCTGATTGGTTTGAGCCATATTTTGCCTCAAGGCCTGCAAAAATAGGGTTCATACCATTGCCATAATATGCCTTGAACTGAGATGAGCTATGCACGTCCTGAGTTCGAAAAGTTCTAAAAACTATAGGCTGACTTGTGGAATCTGGGTCAGGTTTGAAGTCAGCGCAATCTGCACCAGACATAGCAAAAATGTCTACATTTGAATCATAGTTAGATGCCCAAGTTGTATTGCCAGAAATTGGTTTTGCGTAACCATAATTTGAATCGCTGTAAAAATAAGAATCACCCAAGTCATTGAATAATGTGCTAAAACTCAAACCCTTTAGTCTAATTTCATCTCCATTACTCAACGAAACTCCATTCACTGTTGAATACGTTGTGCCAGACAAACTATGAAAATTTAACAATGAAAAAGGAGCGGCATAAGTACCGTTTTGAGTTGAAGTGTCTGTAGTACCAGCACCTTGGGAACTTGCGTGTAAAAAAGGGTCACACCAGTAAACTGTCATTAGGAACCCTCGTCCCATTCAAGATATTTTTGATGAGCAGTTTCTAAAATCTGCCAAACTGGAATATTAGAACAATCCTCATAAACAACAATTTCGGTGTGGTCTTCACCAGAATTTTTTGGATTGCATAAAATAACTACTCTGGGATAATCAACATGATCGAAAAAAAAGTTTTCAAAATCCATAATTTATCCTGTGAGTAAGAGAACCACATCGTTACCTATGCAATACGAATAATTGCGCTACTTGCATCTGCTGTTGGAAACTGAATGGTAAAAGTACCAGCAGTAGAGGTTTTGTTACTAGTAAAATCAAGCACACAAACAGCCGCATTAGAAGCACTACTATTATAAATCAAAGCTCCCATTGCAGTAATTGTAGCTGTGGTGAAACTAAGATCAACAAAATCAGTAAACGCTGTTGCAGTGCTACTAGAACTAGCAACAGAAGGATCTACCCTAGTTAATGTACCACCGCCCGAAGTATATGAACCACTGTTATCAACTTCACCTGTTGTAGTAAAAGCAGTTGTGTTGAAACCTAACGTAGCTGTGGTGCCTGATTTACCACCGCCACCTTCTGCATACAAAGCGAGTTTAAAAGTACCGCCACCTGAATTTTTAAAATTGTGTACTCCTTCTAATAACTCTTTTTTAAAAGAGTTACACATTGCCGCCGCTATAGCCATTTATATTCTCCTTACAAGATCAGCCATTTCTTTTTGTCCGACTTTCGCCATCCTATGTGCAATTGTAGCACGTTCTTCTCTTCTTGCCAATTCTATATAATGGTACATAACTTTTTGCAAAGTATTTCTAAATACTTGAGCTTGCTCTTTAATTACGGGAGGTGCTGTATTAGATACTCGTATCAACTTATCCATAGCTAATTCAGTTATCTGTTCACTACTCAATCCACCTTCATTAGAGGTCATTACATTTACTGACCCTATAAGTGCATCAGAATTAACACTAATCATTTTTTACCTTTTTCCATATAAGTAACATTTGGTATATCATGTCTTCCTACTAAAACAGGTTTAACTTTTTTTGCGTCTTCTGCTTCAGGTGGAGACATACTATCTTTTTTAGTTATTTTCAACTTACCATCAACAACAGACTGTATTAAAGGATTATCTAATCTATGATAGCCATACAGTTTTTCTTCATCAGGCACGTTTACATCTAATAAAGGTGATGTTCTTGCTACTTCTATAGCTACGTTATTTTGTATTGCCATAGCGCACCAAAACTCAACACAAGCTCTACCAGCTTCAGCAAAATGTATGTTTTCTTTATATGAAAAATCTATGCCAAAAAGATGCACTTTTTTTACTTTTGCATAAATAGCAAATGCGATTGCATAAGCGACTGTATTATTAAAATACGCTACTTTGACTGTATTAATAACATCTTCTAATGGGTACTCTACTATTTCTGGTACACGTTGGTCTATGCAACAAGAGTATATAACACCCTTGTTTTTAGTCTCTAATAAAAATTCTTTCGCAACACCTGTTTGTTTACCAGCTTTTGTATCATCTAAAAACCTAGAAGCTGGATCCATCATAAAAGTACGATCTACATGTAAAATAGCACCAATACAATTTATACCCCATACCTCATCATACTTAATTGAATTTATTCTAGTAAGGACATACTCTGAAAAAGAGCCGCCTAATGCTACAATGGCTATCTCTTTATTTTTTAAGGTAGTCATGTTTTTCGCGAAACCTTAATTCCAGTTCTAAAAGCATCTGTATTTTCAGTTGCTTCACCATAATTTTTAAGTCTAGACAGAGCTTCTACAAAACGACTATTGTACAAAGTAAGTATCTCTTGCTCACCCTTCATAAAAATATATGCTTCATACAAACTACCAAATAATAACGCATCAGGCGCATTTGTGCCTAACCAAGATGTGCCATCCCCAGTAGCCGTTATAGAAGTAGGTCTATAATAATAATGTAACTCAACAGAATAGTTGCTGTCAGGGGTAGGACCTATGATGAAATTGTCTACATCGAAGTATGCATAAAATCTTGGTACACCAGTTGTAGCAGGATTAGGATTAAATTCTTGCACATAGTTTACATCTTTAAAAAGTAAAAACTCGTGACTACTAGAATTTATAATAGATAAAGATATCGAACCTAAATAGTCAGTAGGCACAGCTAAAAATTTATTGCCATTAGTTAAAGTGCCTGTAACATTCTTTCTAAAATATTCTAACTCAACAAGTTTTAAAATACGTTCTTCTGCATTTTTAATAAAGTTAGGTATATTCGTTGTGAACGTAGTCTCATCGTTTTCTGTATAATCTTTTATAGCTTGTGTGAGTGTTGTGTTTGTATAACTCATGGTGTATTTGCCTGACCGCCCATGCCGCTGTGAATTGTACAGTAGTAATATAAGGTTGGAGCACTAGCCGCAACAGTTATTTGTGTGTAAGCTCCTGAGTATCCTGGAGTGCCAGAAGTTGTTACTCCCGTTGTGTATTCGCTACCTCCTCCATGGGTTCCATCAGAGGTAGTAGAAAATCTTAATGGATGCCCATTATTCGTACTATCGCTTTGATCAAAACGATAAGTTTGTCCTTCACTTAAAGAAATTGGAGTTCCGGTTGTACGATTTGCACCATCTAAGAAATATTTATTATTTCCACCAACATCTACAACTGTAACTGCAAATATTTGACCTGTATATGCAGAAGTTCCAATACCACTTGTCCCAGTTACTCCTGTAGTAGATACTGTAACACTTGAAACAATACTTCCAGTAACAGTTACACTTCCCACACTTCCTGTTAAAGCACCCAAATCAGATATAGTAGAAGGTATAATATCTTTACCTGTAGTTGTAAAAACTAAAAAAGGATTGTTATCATCAGTAACATCCACTCTTGGCTGAAAAAGTGCTTGCGGATCATTTGGTTTACTTATTGGCTCAAGCTGTGGGTGTTTAGTTTCATAACACTCTGGGCATACTTTTAAGCCATTCCACTCTTCTCGCAAGTCTAAATAATCGTATCTAAAACCGCATCTATCACATATAGCTTTGGAATATATACCAACCGCATAAGCCATCAACTAAACCCATAAAAATCTCTGCGAGGTGTCAGACTTAAATTAGCCCTGTCTATATCTTCAAAAGCCGCTCTATTGAACTCTTCTTCATACATAGCTTTCAGTAAAGTAACTCTATCTGGTGCTCTTTTTATAGATAAATAATAGGCTAATCCAGCCGCTAAACACGGATAAAATCTAAAAGGCACTTCAACGGTATTAACAAAAGTATCCGCATCTTCTATTCTTGTAAGTCTATCAAAAACAAAAGTATAAGCTTTATCAGGTGTAGGCCAGATTTTTAAAACAGGTGTAACTTGCCTGTCAACATAATATTGCGTGGGTCGAGCTTGTGTTCTTTTACTGGGAATATTTAAGAATGTATCTCTGCCTATCCTAGTGATTTGAACATCTGATTGTGTACTTGTACCAGCATTTTCCCTAATGACAGCACTTAATATGTCAATAGTATCTGCATCTAATGTGTACTCTGCAGTGCCTTGTGTTAGTGATATAGTGTTCTGACTTATTGTCCATCTATTCAAACCTCTATTAGCCCAATCAGCAAACAACAAATTTAAAGAACGTTTAGCGGTTTTGAGGTCATAACCTGTACGTACCTCTAAACCGCAACGCTCAAAAGCTTCCTCGATATAGTCAGCTACATCAAGCTCAAAATTTGTTGAACCAGAAGTTGTCATTAACTATTTGGACCTCTTACTGCACCACCTTTTGACATACCTTTTTTACGCATATTCATGCTACCGCCACCCATCATTTTAGAGCGACCTTTCTTCTTCATATTACCGCCACCCATCATTTTGGCTCTACCGCCTTTAGCCATTCCTTTTTTCTTCATGTTGCCGCCACCCATCATTTTTTTGCGACCGCCATTTGCCTTCCCTTTTTTATTATGCATAGCCATACTATTTCTCCTTTTTAGCATATAAGTTATCAAAAGTAATACTTGGATCCATATAACTTTCATCACTTTCAGCATTATGTATCCATTGACTAGGTAGAAAATCTGGAGCACCCTCCCCAGTTTCCCAAAGTGCAGGAGAAGTAGCCCTCACCCTGTTATTAGGTAATGCAACAATATTACCTGTCCATTCTCCTGCATTAGTCAACTCTAAAACATGACTTTGTTTATGTTGTGCAGGATCATCCGCTATATCTGTTTCTGTGTAATCTACTGTAAACATATATTTTGCCGTATAAAATTCACCATCTATTTTACAAATCCATGGACTTGAACTTACTCTATCAAGTTTTACGACAGAATGATAGTGAGAACTACAATCCCAAGGTTGTGCATGGTGTGTTACCATACGTTCAGGCCAATCTTCTAACGGCACATCTGCTACTAAAGCTGTGATGGGTAATCTAGCCCACATCGCACCGCCATGTATATTTTCTACACCTTCTTCATCTGCTTCATAACCAGTAAATACCACTTGAAAACTCAAACATCTATCGGGTATAGTGTTAACTGCTATCGCCATTGCGTGTATATACTCTCCGTGATAATCACTGTGGTTATGAGTAAATTCTTTGCGTACCCAACATTTAAAATGCGGGATGTTGCTTATCAAATAACTCATTTTTTCTTTGTTTCTGCTTTCTTCTTTTTACCTTTACCAAATATGTGTGCATCAACTTTTGCGGCTTTACCTCCAGTCAATACGCTATTTACTCTAGCCATAGCCCACTGACTTGGACTTGCTCCTGGACGATGTCCTGTCCGATAAGCGGCTAATCCTTTTTTGTAAACTCGTGCTAATTGTCCTGCGGTAACTTTTTTACCTTTTTTTCTAGCGGCCTCTGCTTTTTTAGCTAGAGACTTTTTCGTTGCGGCTGATAAAGTCATTTTATTTTGCCCTCCTGTCTACGTATACTATCTTTACCTTTACGGAAAATATTAGCAACCTCTTTTTTACCCATAACCTTTGCTCTTTGCTCCCCTACAGTCAGTATTTGTATTTTTCTTGCAAACGGTTTTTTAACTTTTTTAACACGTGCGACAGTTTTTCTAGCATCAGTTGGTGTAGCAAACTTGATGGGGACAGTATCTTTAGGGTTCTCATCGGTATATAACCTTCTACCAGAACCTTTAGGTTTTTTGCCTGTGCCTACTTTAGGGTCTTTTCTTTTTGCCATTATTCTTTTTAGCTTTTTTCTTAGCCGCAGTAATGATATCCGCACGTGTGATTTTGTTGCGAGGAGCGGCAAAAGCCGCTAACTTTTTTTGCTTTGCAGATAATTTTTTCATTTTTTCTTGCCCTTTCCACCAAACATTTTACGAAATTTTTTAGTATGAACGGATTCTTTGGTTTTCCTCCGCACTCCAGTACTCTTATAATCACTAGGGAAAACATATGCTGAAGGATCCTTTGCAGATTTTTTTGCGTTTCTCTCTATTTCTTTTTTACGTTTAGCACGTTCAGACGCACTAAGACCAGCTAAATACTTTTGTGGTATTTTGCGTTTTTTAGATTTCTTCTTTTTGCTAGAAGGTGCTTTGCTAATTTGTTTTGGCATATTACTTCTAGACATAGCCATTATATAAACCTATTAGCTAAAGCCGTCGCAATAATTAGAGCGGCTATACCCCATAATCGTATATCTAACTTGTCTAGCTGTTTTTGTATGTAATCATATCTACGATTACACTCTTCTTCATGCTTTTCTAATAACTTTAAAACTTCGTCTGCTTTCATTTTACCATGCCTTACATGACCAATATCTTGCTGAAAACTTATCCTTAGCGGTAGCACATTTATGTCTCGCACGAAACGATTTGCGCCTTGCTGGAACATCTTTTTTAATAGACATATTGGGGTCACCAAATCTAACAATTTTGACTTGGTCACCTTTTTTAGCTAAAACAGCAGACTTACGTTTAGCTCCAGGAGTTTTTTTAGGTTTATTATAACCCGAAAATGTTTCCCCCCGATATTGTAATTTACCAGAGGGAGTACGTTTAACATTTTTTGTCGTAGCCATAACTATCCAAAAAACCCTGTAATAGAATCTATAGCTGTAAGTGTCACATGACACCCATCTGGAAATATCATACCATTATCAGGTATTGTTATTTGTGTATCGTCAGATGTAACAAATGTCATGGTCAACAAAGTCGCACCAGAACCATCACTATTTCTAAATACAGCCGCTGGACTACCACTACCAGAACTTCTAACGACAAAAGATTTTAATCTAGTTCTTCCAGCATTAAAAGTGCCTGTGCTAGTTACTGTCTTTGCAGTAATAGGACTTGCCATTGTAGCCTCCTATTATTCTACGCTGTTATTAGCCATCGCATAAGTAAGAACACCAGTAACAGTTCCACTTGTTGCGGCAGAAGAGCCCACACTAGCCGTAACTGTAATACTGGCGGCTAATCCACCAGCAACTACAAGTGCGCCATCTGCACCTGTTAATGAGCCTTTGGTATCACAATCGACTTCATTGAATAAACCATCTGGATCACCTGATGAGCCAATATCAATTGTAGGATTAGTACCACCAGCTGAACCACCTATTGTCATAAACGAGATAGGTAAAGCTCCTGCTGGTAAAGTCAAAGTTTCTCCAGAAGTTGCTGAAGTTCCGATTCTTACATTAGTAGCAGATGATGCTGTAGGGTCAAAAGAAATTTGAACACTTTGTGTAACAGGTGTTGGAGTATGTGTTCCTTTTATTCCACCACCATAAGAGCGTACTATGCCCTGAAAAGTTGTTGTAGCCATTTTTATCTCCTTGTCTTGGCAAATGTCAGCATAATGCTGTCAAGGTAATATTACTATACATAAAAAAAGGGCGACTGAAAAGCCGCCCTTTAAAAGTTTTAATGGAGAAAAATTATGCTCCTGGACTACCAAACACACATCGTGGGTCTGATACCCCAAAGCTGTAACGTTCACGTGCTTTATAACGAACATTACCTGTGTCGAAATCACCTTCCATGCTATTTTGGATTGGTGTACGAACAAAATGTTTGAAACCATTAGGTGCATCAGTTTTGATGAAAAACGCATCTGTATCAGTTAAAAAGTGATTAACCACATAACCATCAGGTAACATACCCATGTTACGTACTGCGTTTACGTCGTTATCTGCAGTTCCTGGACGTAAGTTAGTAGCCATCAAACGTTCAGCAATAAACTGTAAGTTTGTTGGTATAATTAACTTCATACCACGTAGTGCAATTTTTAAACCACGCTCATCAATAAAACCAGAAATATCAATTAGTGACTGCTCTAATGATGTTTCATTAAGGTCAGCCGCAACTGTTAATTCATTTCTGAAATTACCACCACCCGAAGTAGGGTGATCTGTTGCACACAACTCTTTACCGTCACCGATAGCAAAAGTGCTATCAAAGGCATTATTGAGTACAGATGCCGCTTTCACTTGTTTTGTGTTAGCCATTGAGCGAGCTAACGCACGAGTGTAACGTGAAGATAGTCTATCATATAAATTATCTTCAACAGCTTCTTCTGTAATCGCAAAAGCCAATGCGATAGTTTCATGTGTATATCTAGCTGTGAATGACTCATTCGCTAAGTCAAAACTAACAGCCGCTCCTTCACCCTTAGTGGGTGCTTGACCAAAACCAGCTAACATGACCTCTTCTTCAAAAGCACGATCTGAATTTTCAGTTTCAAAAATTTCAGCATGTTCGTTTTCATAACGATCGTACTCTAGTCCAAACAAGGCATTTAATCCTGGCTCTAGCTCTTTAAGGAGTTGGGATCTTGCAATAGCCATATCATTTACTCCTTATATGCCAGTTGTTGCTAAGTGGAATGGTAAGTTCAACTTAACGAGTAGAACCACACCAGCTGAGGTGTAATCTATTCCTGGAACATCTTTAATACCAACAATCCTAAAATTATCAGTAGCTGTAGTTGCTCCAGCACTCGCCACGGAAACTTCTCCCGCAGAAATACCATTTGCATGTTCTGTTCCAAATCCTGTGCCTTCAGCATTTGAATGTATCAATGCAGTTGCTGTAGCTAGATTTGTCAAACTAGCATCTGCTTGTACTTCGTACACTTGAGCTGGATCGTCATATAAGAATACAGTTGCTTCTGTCCCAGACTTTAGGGAAGAAGTTCCTGGATAATTATTTGCAAAAGTTGGCGTTCCATCTAAGGCTGTATATTGACAGCCAGCCATAACTCCTAAGATTGCAACTGAACCACCGTCTGCCGCACTAACGTCCACAAGTCCATTTGTTAAAGGTATCACCATGTCGCCCTGAAATATGCTACTTGATGATCCTGCCACTCCTGGAATTTGTACTTTATATGGCGTCAAACCTCCTGAGTTCACGTTGGAACCTAATTTGTTATGTGGACGCAAACCAAAAGGGGCATCTATATTTGCCATGATTTTTGTCTCCTAACAAAATTATTCGGCATTATTTTTACCGAAGGTTACACGAGATTGCCTATCAGGTTTAATAATAGGCATTGTACTATTGCTTTCTCTCATTAGGTCATTATCAACAGCGGTCATTTGATCTTGGGTTTTACCCCTATAATACGCATCTCGCTCTTGTTTTGACTCTATTGGGAAACGAGCTAATAAAAGTCCTCCTACTCCTATTACTCCTGCATGTTTACCGTCTTGGATGGTAGGAGCTTCAAAGTCAGGGAACTCATCTGCGCGAACTAAATCAAAGCCTTCGCGTAAGCGAGCCGAAAGATTTTTCTTATCATCTGTACCCATGATTGATTCACGAATCCAGCGATGTATATAACCTTCAGGCGGTGGTGGTGCATCCAATGTGGATGGAGGTTGCCAAGGACGTCGGCGTGAGCTTGTCTCACGAGTGTTTTTTGTGCGTGGGGTGCGATCCATGATCTATTCCTTCACGATGTTAAGCGAGCAAGTTGCTTCGCATATTGTTCATAGGTTACACCAAGTTTGTCAGCTATGGCAACCTGTGATGGAGTTAATTTTACTTTTTTTCCAGAAGTTTTGCCATTTGCTCTTGATGCAGGAGCTACTGGACTTCGTGTTGTACGTGCTTGTGTCGTCTCTTCTTCCTCAAATTTATGAGGAAATTCAATACGTAAACGCTTGTCTAGTTCTGTATAATACTCATCACTGTTAGGATCGTAGTATTCTTGTTCCACTAATTTTTTATGTATAGAAAAAGCCGTTAATGTCATAGGCTCATCAGCTCCAAACCATGTATTTTTAGCCGCCCACCTTTTAGCTTTAGGGTCTGGCTCTGCCTGTGGTTGTTGCTGTGGTTGTGCTTGGGGCTCTGCTTTTTGCCGTTGTTCTAATTCTTCTTTAGCAATTTTTAAACGCTCTGTCTCCAATGCTAACCTTGCTAATTCTTTTTGCGCTTCCATTTGAGCATTGACATCACCACTATTTATAGCATTAGTCAGCCTTGCTTTTATGTTTTCTTCTTCGTTACTTACTCTAGAATCATATTCACTAATATAAGATTGGTCTATTTTTTGGCTACGCTTTTCTAAATCTTCCATTTGTTTTTTAACTGACTGTGCATATTCAGTAGCCGCTTTTTCTCGCCTTTCGGCTTCACGCATTTTATAAGTTAATTTTTCAATACGCTTCTTGACTTTATCACCGTATTGCTCAAGATCTTCCTCACTCGCCTCCGAGTCAGCGGCTTGTGCTTCTTCAGTTACAGTATCGTCTTGTTCACCTTTTGCAGATACAGCCTCAGACTGTTCTGCATTTTCTTCTTCAATTTCTACTTCGATTTGTTCTTCTTTTGTTTCAGGCATAACCCTCTCCGTTATGTATGCAGA